TTTAAAATTTTATCGTTGTCCATAATTTACCTCTTACGTATCTTGACTGTATAAATACCATGTATCAAATATTTTATCTGATAATTTTTTTATAGCAGTTTTTGGTTTAAATCCTTCCTCTTTTAAAGCTCGAACCACATTTTTATGATCGTCTTTAGATTGAGTTATATAAAGTTTAATATTACCTTTATCAATTCTTATTATTTGTGAATACATATTACCTCTTTTTTATTTTTAAAACTAATGCTAGTTATTTGTATCCATCAACTAGCAACTGGAAATTTTCTATATAATCGCAATGATGTCTATATAGCTCGGGTGAGTTTCTTGCAGGTTATTTTAAATTTTCTATACGCTGGAGTTTCTCAATTTTCCCTTGACATAGCAGTATTTTATTTTGCCCGAGTCTTATATGTGCTCGGCTCTTTTAAGCTATGACTGTCCTATAGTCTGAGTCACTCGCCTACAAGGGCTATCTAACTCAATATAATGTAATTCTAAGTTAATACTAAATCTCAATCAATAACATAATTCAGAAATTTAGTAGAAAGTTTTACGAATTATGAAGCTATTCTGTAATGCTTTAAAATCGTTGCTGGATTTCTGCAAATATTATGACTATCAAAATAGTTGTAATACTCTTTTGAAATTCCCTTTTCACCTTTTCCAATTGCTGTAAGTTTAATTTCCTTATCAGCACTATTCACAAAAGAAGCCCTTTTTACTTTGTTGCGTTGGTTTTGCGTAAGCCCTTGAGCCTTTTCACCTGTACGTTTATCAATATATCTATATTGAAGCTTTCCAGTTTCCCAACAAGTAAAGGCTTCATAATTATCTTTATTAAAAGACATAATGCACCTTTTCTGGTTTTACCTATCTGCTTAATTGCACTCGGTATGAAAACTAATTTACAGATCAAATGTGACAATTGTGTGACAAGTGTGTAACAATATTGTGAACTAATGTAACAAGTTTGTGACATACTATATAAATAACTTATAAAGCTTTATAAAGTTTATGAATATATGGATTTCCATACAGCATCAATGTGACAATCGTGTGACAAGACTGTGACAATATTGTGAAATATATAGGCTTCTCACAATGCCTTGTATGAAGTTTATTTGATTTTTAGATGCTGTGGTATTGGTTAGATGTTCGAAGCGTTAGAGGGCTTCATATGAAACCTTTATAAAGTGTATGAATAATATATTATAGTTATAACACTTTATAAGGGCTATGAATGATATAAACTAGTCAAATTTTACAAATTTTTAAAATTTTAGAGATCAGCAACATATAAAAACTTTATAAAGCTTTATAAGTGCCATGAATAATTTGTGAAGCTTATAACACTTTATAAAGTAGGCTTATGTTTCTGATATGCTGTACGTTTATACAGTATTGTACGTTTGTACAGTAGGGAGGGCAGGAGCCCCATAGGGGGTGGCGGGTATATATCTAAATGTTATACATTTCGAAAGGTTTTACAACATTAACCAGATTGCCCGGTATGCAATAATTTCGCCTATGAGTTATGGTGTTTTGAATAATAATATGATGGGAGTTGTAAGACTAGATCGGGGTTATGTTATATATATAACTGGGGAGAACCTTACAATTCTATTGTACACATTTATTCTTGTTTTGTCAAGTCATTTGCGAAATAAAGTAAAAAACTTTACAAAGGCTTGACAAATTTGCAATATACCTCTATAATACCTACATGGCAACCAATTATTTAGCTGAATCAAAAGACAAGAACCTAACTGAAAAGCAGGAAGCGTTCTTGGGTCACCTCGTGGATACAGGAGGAGACTTTAAAAAGTCAGCCGAACTTGCAGGTTACTCCGGCAATCACTATCAAGTACTAAAAAGTTTAAAAGAAGAAGTAGTAGATTTAGCCCAAAACGTACTTGCAAGGGAAGCCCCTACAGCAGCGTTCAAGATTATAGAGGTTTTGAAGTCAGATAGACCTATACCTCAAGCTAATTATAAGTTACAAGCTGCACAAACTATACTAGATCGTGTAGGAGTTTCAAAGACTGACAGGATAGATGTTAATCATAATACAGGAGGAGGTATATTTATTCTCCCTGAGAAAAAAGCAATTGATATTACCGATGGCGATTATGAAGATATTTCTGACTGAGATCGAAGCCTACGGTACAACCTTTGCAGGTCCTAATATTGTAGCTTCATCTTATGAGAAAGCAGAACTAGCTGCAGCCCAGAACCATTTGGTTGTTGTCGGAGAGTTAGACAGCATCTATGTAGATGATGATCTAGAAAAAGAATACTTAAACACAATACCCAGAGAAGAAGATAGGACAATACACTGATGTTATTAGAAAGATTACAACTTCGCAAAGGTGGTAAGGCTAAAAAGAAAAAGTCTAAGTCAACTGTCAATAAAGCAGGTAACTATACCAAGCCCGGATTACGTAAACGAATATTTCAACGTATTAAAGCTGCTGCTTCACATGGTACTGCAGCCGGTAAATGGTCTGCACGTAAAGCCCAAGCCCTAGCCAAAGCTTACAAGAAAGCTGGTGGAGGATATAAGTAATGTTAAAGAAATCACAACAATCGTTAAAAGACTGGAGCAAACAAGATTGGGGAACTAAGTCTGGCAAAAAGTCTAGCGAGACAGGTGAAAGATATCTACCCAAGAAAGCTAGAGAATCCTTAAGCGATTCAGAATACGCAGCTACCACAGCAGCTAAACGTAAAGACAAAGCTGCCGGTAAGCAACACTCTAAACAACCCAAAAAGATTGCAGAAAAAACAGCTAAGTTTAGAATGGCTAAAGGTGGTAAAGCTGATGGTAGACTAAAACGAGCAGGAGTTAGTGGTTACAACCAACCCAAGCGTACTCCCAATCATCCTACTAAATCACATATTGTTGTAGCTAAATCAGGTAGTACAATTAAAACTATTAGATTTGGACAGCAAGGTGCTAAGACTGCAGGTAAACCTAAAGCAGGTGAGTCTCGTAAAACTAAAATGAAAAGAAAATCTTTTAAAGCTCGTCACGCTAAGAACATTGCCAAAGGTGTTTTGTCTGCAGCATACTGGGCTAACAAGGTGAAGTGGTAATACGAATAGTTAGTTTAGTTTTGTTGATGAGTTGCGTAACCACACCAAACAACAACGAGTTTGAAAAATGTAAAGACATTTATTATGCTGCTTATTCTGAAGAAGTGGTCTTAGAAGAATGGCACAAATGTATGCAAGGAGAAGATGATGGGTAAACAAATAGGTAGTGACGAAAAGCCAATAACATTTAGATCACCGATCTATAAAAATACACACGGAAGTAAGGGTGCTAATCCCAGACCCGGATTCTATACACAAGATTACAGAGATAACTGGGATAGAATATTCGGCAAAAAGAAAACAGAGGAGAACAACAATGACAATGATTAAGAAATGGTTAGAAGCAATAAAAAATTTTCTAACTCCAAAGAAACAAACAACCAAGAGGAAAACAAATGTTAAAAGAACTACTAGAAAAAAAAGTAAATAGTATGATTAATACCAATGACCTTACAGACATGCAAGTCTGGGGTGTCATGTGTGGTATAGGATTTATATCAGCTTTTATAGTTATGTGGATTATCTAAGATGCGTTTAGTTCCCGAAGGTTACATTAAAAGAAACACCTCTACCATACCATTCGGGTATGAGTTCGATGAGGTTACTGGATTTCTTAAACCTATTGAAGAGGAACTAGAAGCGTTACAAATTGCTGAGAACATGATAGTCAACGAAGAGGTATCACTTCAGGCTGCATGTGATTGGTTAGAATATAAAACCGACAGAAGAATTTCTACTCCCGGTCTCAAGAAACACGTAGATAAAAAATATGGAAAACGAAACGAAAGACTGGGAGAGGAATCCTCATCTCTACTTGCAAGATGATGATGGTAACTTTGTCTTAAAGAAAGACGGAACTCCTAAAAAGAAAGCAGGTCGACCTAAGACCAGCACCGAAAAAGCTATCAAGGCTGCACGTGCTACGGTAGGTCGTAAACAGCGTAACATTAAAAAGCTTGAAGCCAAGCTTAACAACGCTAGACAATCGTTTAAAAAACAAAAAGAAACAATTCAAAAACTTGACAAGACTGTAGAAGGTCCTGTCACTGAAGATGAACTTAACAATCTTCCAAAAGCTGTACAAGAAAATCTAGACAACCATACCGTCTTGTTCCACGCTAACGAAGGTCCACAGACAGACTTCCTTGCTGCCGGTGAAAAAGATGTGTTGTATGGTGGAGCTGCCGGTGGTGGTAAATCTTTTGCCATGATCGTAGACCCACTCAGATATTGTCACAAGAAAGCTCATCGTGCTTTAATCCTTAGACGTTCTATGCCAGAACTTCGTGAGATGATTGATAAGTCTCGTGAGTTATATCCACAAGCCTTTCCCGGTGCTAAGTTCAGAGAAGTTGAAAAGCTTTGGAACTTTCCAAGTGGTGCAAAGGTTGAGTTTGGTTTCCTTGAAAGAGATGCGGATGTTTACAGATATCAAGGACAAGCATACTCTTGGATAGGCTTTGATGAGATTACTCACTTACCCACAGAGTTTAGTTGGAACTATCTTGCTTCACGACTTAGAACAACCGACCCAGAAATACAAACATACCTTCGCTGTACTGCTAATCCCGGTGGTGTTGGTTCGCATTGGGTAAAGAAAAGATACATAGAACCTTCAGAGCATAATAAATCTTTTGCCGGTAACGATGGTTTAACACGTAAGTTTATTCCGGCTAAGTTAGCTGATAACCCATACCTTGCAGAAGATGGTGTCTATGAGCAAATGCTTAAGTCTTTACCACCGATTCAGCGTAGACAATTGCTTGAAGGTAACTGGGATGTAGCAGAAGGGGCAGCATTTGTAGAGTTTGACCCACTACATCATGTGATTACTCCATTTGAATTACCTTTACACTGGGAAAGAGTAAAAGCAGTTGACTATGGATACGCTGCAGAAAGCTGTTGTTTATGGGGAATAATGGACCAAAATGACGGAACTTTAATAATTTATAGAGAATTATACAGAAAAGGCTTGACAGGAGAAGAATTAGGTAGTATAATAACAAGTATGGAGCTAGAAGACCCTTACTCGGTCTCTGGTGTCTTGGATACAGCAGCGTGGGCTAGAACAGGTACTACAGGACCTACTGTTGGAGAAGCACTTGTACGAGCAGGACATAAGCTTAGACCAGCAGATAAGAACAGAGTACAGGGTAAAATCCAGATACATGAGTTTCTAAAGGTTCAAGAAAATGGTAGACCTAAGTTACAGATATTTAATACATGTCCTAACTTAATACGAGAAATACAGTCTATACCGTTATCAAAGAACAATCCGGAGGATGTGGATACACATGCTTCAGATCACGCATATGATGCATTGCGTTATATGATAATGAGTAGACCACGAATGGTAAGTACATTCGATAGGTTGAGAGGATTAAAAAGAGATATCCATCAACCGGCTGATTCAACATTTGGATATTAAAGTTTATGGCAGATAACGAGAATACATTTTTAAACGCTGACAACATCTACGAAGACGTAGAAGGTGAAGCTGGTAAAAATCTTAACTTAGAAATAGAACAGAAAAGTAATCTTGTTGGTATCATCAAAGATAGGTTTCAAGTATCAGAAGATGCAAGACGTTCAGATGAATCACGTTGGTTAAGAGCTTACGAAAACTACAGAGGACTTTACAACAAGTCAATTAAGTTTAGAGACTCAGAAAAGTCTAGAGTCTTTGTCAAGATTACCAAAACAAAAGTACTAGCTGCTTTTGGTCAACTTGTTGATGTAATATTTGGTACAGGTAAATTTCCAATTGGTATTTCAGAAACAAAAATACCAGAAGGTGAATTAGCTAATGCACACTTAGATACTCAAACAGGTGCACCCGGCTTAGAAAGCACTATGGGCGGTGGCGAGTTGCCCGGAGATGTTGATGGGAATACATTAGATAACCCATACGATGTTGGATATGAAGGTGATGGTAAAGTTCTTAAACCCGGAGCTACCTTCAACAAAGGAATCTTTGAGGACAGTCTTGAAGATAAAGTAGAAGACCAGTTGGTTGAAGGCTTTAGTCCTATACCTACAATGTTAGAAATTTCTCCAGCACAAAAAGCTGCAAGGAGAATGGAAAAACTTATACACGATCAAATAGATGAATCAAAAGGTTCATCAGAAATTAGAAATGCTCTTTTAGAATCTTCTCTACTTGGTACAGGGATTGTAAAAGGACCATTTAACTTTAACAAGAAACTTCACAAGTGGGATACTGGTGAAGATGGTGAAAGAAGTTACAACCCGTTAGAGGTTAGAGTACCTAGAATTGAGTTTGTTAGCTGTTGGGATTTTTATCCTGATCCCGGAGCTACTAGTATTGAAGAGTGTGAGTATGTTATTCACAGACACAAACTAAACAAATCTCAACTTAGACAACTACGTAACATGCCTTACTTTGATGAGGATGCTATCCGTAATTGTTTACAGATGGGTGCTAATTATGAAGAGAAAAGCTTTGAGTCACATTTAAAAGATGATGCAAGAAGCGATGAAGACTATCAATCTAACTTTGAAGTTCTTGAATACTGGGGAATCATGGATGCAGAGTATGCACGTGAAGTCGGTATAGAACTTTCAGATGATATTGATGATCTAGATGAAGTCCAAGTTAATGCTTGGGTATGTGGTAACAGTTTATTAAGAGCAGTGGTCAATCCATTTACTCCTTATAGATTACCATACCACGCTTTCCCATACGAAAGAAATCCTTATAACTTCTTCGGTATTGGTGTAGCTGAGAACATGGATGATTCTCAACAGATTATGAACGGTCATGCACGTATGGCTGTAGACAACCTAGCAATGGCTGGGTCTTTGGTGTTTGATGTAGATGAATCTGCCTTAGTTGGTGGACAGTCTATGGAAATATATCCGGGTAAGATATTCAGAAGACAAGCTGGAATGCCCGGACAAGCTATACATGGTTTGAAGTTTCCTAACACAGCACCAGAAAACATGATGATGTTTGACAAGTTTAGACAACTTGCAGATGAGCAAACTGGCATACCTAGTTATTCACACGGACAAACAGGTGTACAAAGTATGACAAGGACTGCTTCGGGCATGTCAATGTTGTTAGGTGCATCAAGTTTAAATATTAAAACAGTTGTTAAGAATCTTGACGACTTTTTATTAAGACCTCTAGGAGAAGCTTTCTTTCAGTGGAACATGCAGTTCTTTGAAGGTGGTCTAGATGTCAACGGTGATTTAGAAGTTAAAGCTACCGGAACAAACAGCTTGATGCAGAAAGAAGTACGTAGTCAAAGACTAACTACATTCTTACAAACTGTACAAAATCCTGCTGTTGCTCCGTTTGTTAAAATTTCTAAACTAATTAGTGAACTTGCTTATAGCTTAGACTTAGACCCAGATGAAGTTTTAAACGACCCTGAAGAAGCAGCTATCATGGCACAAATCATAGGAATGCAAAATGTTGGACAAACAACTGGCGAAGAAGCTCAACCCGATAGTCAACAACCCGGCAGTATGGGAAGTCTTGCAGGAACACCTGCAGAACCTCAAGAGCTTGGACCTACAGGCACTGGCGGTGGCAACATCGGAATCGGAAATGTTCCGGTTGCAGGGGAAGATCAATTCTCTGGTACGCTTAGAGCAGCTCCCGGAGCAGGTTAAAGAAGCAGTAAATAGAAAAGAAGAGCTATGAGTTTATTAAAAGATGATAGAGAAAAATATGTAGTCGGAGGGATTGCTTCAGCGATAAGTAAAGCTATTGGCAAAAAACTTCCTAAATCAAAATTAAAAAAAGATTTATCTAAACCTACTGATAAAGACTTTGAAACTGTAAGTAAAGAAGAGGTTTTAGATTATATTGAAACAATTCCGGTGGCAGAAAGATTAGAGTTATATGCAGACCCATATCCAACTTTAAAAGGAAAATATGAAATTTTAGACAGCGATAAAATAAATTTTAATGAAGATGTTATAAATTTTAATAAGTTACCAGACGATTACAAATCTGGTAATAACTCTTTATTACGAGCATATTTAGTAAAAAATGATATATCCGAAAAATATATGGGAGACTTTGATGCTGCTGGAGAATTTAAAAATGTTCCATTTTTTAAAGAATTAGAAAATGGTAAAATTCAAATTACAATTCCACCTTCAAAATCTATGGGTAAAAAGAAAACTAAAACATTTACAAATCCATCAAAAAAACAAATTGAAGATTTTTTTGAACAACGAGAGAATAAAAACATGGGTGGAATACTACAAGACGATAACGAAAGATACGGAATGAAAGAAGGTGGTCCGGGTATAGAAGCTCTTAGAAAAGAAGCACCTGAAGTTGTAGAACGCATGGGTTATGAAGAAGGTGGTCCAATGGATGAACCTATAATGGAAGAACCTATGATGGATGAGCCTATGGTTGAAGAACCCATGATGGACGAACCTAAAGAAGAAATGATTCCAGACAACGAAATGGAAGATGAATACTTAGATTTTATATTAGACGAAGCATTAGATAACGAAGAAGAAGATTTTCTAATGGATGCGTTACAAGGCAACGACAGACTATCAATTATATTTGACAAAGTTATAGACGTTGCACAAGAATTTGCTGGGTCTGGTCCTGTTGAAGGTCCGGGTTCAGGAGTCTCTGACAGTATACCTGCAAGGTTATCTGATGGAGAATTTGTCTTTACTGCTAAAGCTGTAGACCAAATCGGAGCTGATAATTTAATGGCGATGATGAAAGATGCAGAAATGAAAGCAGATGATAGACAAGGTTTAGCTAATGGTGGTGAGCCAGAAGAAGAAGATACTGTTGAGATGGAGGTTGAAAAACCTGCAACTAAACAGGACATTAGAGTAGTAAAAACTACTGTAGATAACGGTGGAAAAGGTATCATGGATGAAGATGAAATATCTAAAAGTATTAAATCTAAAATGATGCTTGACAACCGAACTGGAAGACACGTCCAAAGCTAAACAAACTTAACGGTAGGGCTACCTTATGTCATAAGCACCCTACTATTTTATAAACCGAAAGGCTACCTTTACATACAAGCCCTCTAGTCGACATAGAGCTACCTTGTGAACGAAGCCCCCGTAGGAGAAAAGAATATGACTACAGAAGTACAAGAGGAAAATGCCAATCCTTACAACATGAACAAATCATGGCATAAAGAAGACGAAATAGGTTTCCAAGATGCAAACGGAGTTTTTTTCGAAAAGCCCAAAGCAAAACAGGAAGCTGACATAGAAGAACCTGTAGAACAGGAAGCAACGAAGGATGAACCTTACAAGCGACCAGACTATAAGAAACGCTATGACGACTTGAAAAAACATTATGACTCTAAGTTAAATGAATTTAAGTCTAGAGAACAAGAGTTATTAGAACAGGCTGCTGAAAACAGACCTAGTTATGTAGCTCCTAAATCTCCAGAAGAACTTGAAAAGTTTAGAGAAGAGTATCCTGATGTTTATGAAGTTGTAGAAACTGTTTCTCATTTACAGTCCGAAGAGAAATCTAAAGACTTAAGAGAGAAGCTAGAAAAACTACAAACTCGTGAGCAAGAACTAATTCGTAAAGATGCTGAAAAGCGATTGATGGATAAGCATCCTGATTTTGAAGATATTCGCAACAGCGATGATTTTCATGGTTGGGCTAAAGAGCAGCCAAAGTCTATCCAAGATTGGGTATACAACAATGCTGACGATGCTGATCTAGCTTCAAGAGCTTTAGATTTGTTTAAGAAAGATATTGGTATGGATGTTGCACCGAAGAAGTCAAATTCTAAACAGTCCAAGAAATCTGCTGCTGACATGGTTTCCACTAAAACAACTAGTGTAGAGCCGAAGCAAGAGAAAATTTGGACTGAAAGGGAAATTGCAAAAATGTCTATGGCTCAATTTGACAAGCACGAAGCTGAGATAAGTCAAGCCATGCAAGAAGGCAGGATTGCAAAATAATTAACTATTAACTAAAAACTTAGGAGAATATCAACATGGCTCAATATTTTGAACCCGGAACTGATACCAATGCTAACTTTGCAAACTCTGTAAGTGGACAGGCTAATAGTTTCTTTTTACCTTCGGTTTACTCTAAAAAGGTTTTAAACTTTTTCAGAAAATCGTCTGTTATCGAAGCTATTACTAACACCGACTATGCCGGTGAGATCACTGCTTATGGAGACTCTGTAAAGATTATCAAAGAACCTGTTATCTCTGTGTCAGATTACACAAGAGGTAGCGATACTACTGCCACTAAACTAACAGACCAAGAAACATCTTTGGTTGTTGACAGTGCTAAAGCTTTTAAATTCATCGTAGATGATATTGAGAGCAAAATGTCACACGTTAACTTCAAAGAAGTAGCTTCAAGCTCTGCTGCATATGCATTGAAAGATTCATATGATGCTGCTGTCTTAGCTGTTATGTTTGCTGGATTATCTGCTTCATCACCTAACCACGTTTTAGGTTCTGACAACGCTACTGATTTAGCTGCTGGAACTTTTGACGGTACAGGTAACCTAGACATTGGTTTTGATTCTAACGAACATGACCCTCTAGACCTTATGGGTAGAATGTCAAGACTATTAGACGAACAGAACGTACCTGAAGAAGGTCGTTGGTTTGTTGCAAGTCCTGATTTCTATGAAGTTCTAGGACAATCTAGTTCTAAATTGTTGTCAGTAGACTACAATGGTGGACAAGGCTCAATCAGAAATGGTTTAGTATCAAGTGGAAAACTACGTGGATTTAGCATGTACAAATCAAACAACATTGCTGCAACATCTAATGCTGCTGGTAAATGTTTGGCTGGACATATTTCATCTACAGCTACTGCTCAATCAATAACATCAACTGAGGTCCTTAGAGACCCTAGTTCTTTCGGTGATATTGTGAGAGGATTGCATGTCTATGGTGCGAAAGTACTCAGAGACGAAGCAATTGTAGGTGCTTTCTACGGTATTGATTAATACCAAACTTGGGGGAGTCTTAGGACTCCTCCTCTTTTTTTAACGCATAATTTTACTAAGAGGTAAATAACATGGCAATTGTAAATATAAGAGATACTGGACGTAACTCAGCAAGAACAAATGATGTTCGTGAGTTAGCGACTAAGGTCCAGAAACCTTCTGACACAGAAGCAATCACCGCAGCGAATACAATAACAGCAGCCGAATCAGGCACACGTTACGTTTTAAACGTAGCAGCAGCGAAAATTCAAACTCTTCCTACTCCAGCAGCAGGTTTAGAGTATTGGTTTTACGTTGGAGCAACAGAACCAACAGGTACTCATACAGTAGTAACAGCATCAAGTGCTAATATTATTGTGGGTAACGTATCTTCTCCGGAAGATGCAGCAGGTTCAGTCGCTACAGTTACTGATGCAGATACTATTTCGTTTGTAGCTAACAAGGCAGTACATGGAGATTTTGTTCATGTATGGTCTGATGGTACAAACTGGTATCTAAATGGTCAGTGTAAAGTTCAAGACGGTATTACTACAACGGTTCTAAAAACCCTGAAAGAAAACAAGCTAGTATGGGTCGCATGATGTATGGTAAAGGTGGTTATGCTAGTATTCAAGACATGGAAAAACAATGCATGACCAAAACTGATTACAACGAAAGCTTAAAAAGCAAAGACTAATTAGTATGAAAGGCGTACCACATTATAAAAGAGATGGGACTGAACACAAAGGCACTTCTCATAAAATGCCTAACGGAGATTTACATACAAATAAATCTCACACTAAAACAAGTGTAAAGCTATTTCACTTTAAAGATTTAAGTAAAAAAGCTAAACTAAAAGCTAAAGGTAAGTAATGGCAACAACATATTTAGATTTAACTAACGAAGTACTAAGAGAACTCAATGAGATACCTCTTACGTCTGCAAACTTTTCAAGTGCTGTAGGACTTCAGCAGTTTACTAAGGATGCCATTAACAAGTCTATATTCGATATAGCAAATGAAGAACCACAGTTACCATTTTTTGCAGTAGGTGAAAGTGGTGGAACTGACCCATTCTATGGAAACGTGACAGTGGCTACAGTGGCTGGTACTAGATGGTACGAGTTAAAAGCTAGTAGCTCAAGCGTTCAAGACGATTACGCTTCGATAGACTGGGATGATTTTTATTTAACCACCATTAACGTAAGTGGTGAATCAGCTCCTTTTGTCTCAAGAGGACTACAGTTTTTAAACTTAGCTGATTGGAAAAGATATTACAGAGACAACGAGAACATAGACGATGCAGATTCACAGGCTTATGGTGAGCCTTGCAGAGTTATTAAATCACCAGATGGCAGGAAGTTTGGCTTGAGTCCAATCCCTGATAAAGTTTATAACGTACACTTCTATGCGTTTGAAAAGCCTACAAAGCTTTCAGCTCATGGAGATACAGTTGTATTCCCAGAACAATACACGAATGTTATAACTGCTAAAACAAGATACTATGTATGGCAGTTCAAAGAATCTCCACAACAAGCAGCGTTTGCTATGGACGATTACAAGAAAGCATTGAGGAGCATGAAATCTAATTTGATTAATCCTACTCCTCGTACTATGACAGACGATAGAAAGTACTTTTAATTTATGGCAACATCACAACCTTATACAGTTGCATGTGCCGGTGGTTTAGTCAAAGCTTCTAATCAGATTGACTTACTTAAAACTCCCGGTGTAGCTACAGACCTTAGTAACTTTGAAGTTTCTATCGAAGGTGGTTATAGACGTATTAATGGTTTTAGTAGATTAGGAGCTGGTAGTGCAGCTCAAGTCAGTGGTAGCACTGATACTATTCTTGGAGTAATACCCTATGGAGATGGTGTTGTAGCTTGTGCATCGACAGGAATATTTTTTAGTCAAGACGGTACAAGTTGGTTAAACATAAGCAGAAGTTCTGTAGATTCTGGTGGAGATAATTACTCAACCTTTACAGGTCGTAGTACACTATCAAGAACATCACAAGGACAAGTAAGTTTTGCATTGTTTGAAGGACCAACATACGATTACGGTATGTTAATGATTGCTGATGCAAATAATTTAATATATTATTTTAGAATGGAAGGTACTGGTGCTAACATTAACACTAGAACTTTCTTTTCAGGAACAATAGACCCAACACACTCATCTACTAAAAAAGCTCAACATGTAACAATACATGACAAGCGTTTAGTTGCAGCAGGTGTTGAAGATAATTTAAGTACAGTATTCTATAGTTCTTTATTAGACCCTACAAGTTTTAGTGGTAATGGTGCAGGTTCAATAACTTTATCAGACCAGATAGTAGGTATTAGAAGTTTCCGTCAAGAACTTTTTATATTTTGTAGAAACAGTATATTTAAGCTACAAGATATAAACGGTACACCGGTGGTAGTTCCAGTGGCAAAGAACATTGGGTGTCTATCAGGTTACAGTATTCAAGAGATAGGTGGTGACCTTATTTTCTTAGCACCAGACGGATTAAGAACGGTTGCTGGTACTGCAAGGATTGGAGACGTTGAGTTGGGTACAGTTAGTAAAGCTATCCAACCTATCATTACACAGTTAGCAGAAAACATTAACAAGTTTGTAATATCAAGTGTTGTTATTAGAGAAAAGTCTCAGTATAGATTATTTTACACAGACACCACAGTTATCAATGCACAGCAAAAAGGAATTATAGGAACACTTAGACCAAACGGGTTTGAGTGGTCAGAAACAAAAGGAATAGAAGTAACCAGTATAGGAGCTGGATTTAATAACAATGGTGTTGAAAAATATTTTCACGGTGATACTGATGGCTATGTGCTTGTACACGATTCAGGTGACGACTTTAATGGGTCTAACATACTTGCTAGATATGCCACACCAGACTATGATTACGGAGACTTAGGAACTTTAAAAACTTTACATTACGTTAGAGTGTCTTGTTCAGCCGAAGGAGTTGTAACTCCAGCACTACAAATTAAATACGACTTTAACAGTCAAGATATTCCACAGCCAACAGGAGATTTTTCTTTTGGTACAGTAAATCCACCTGCAATCTTTGGAGATGCAGTGTTTAATGCAACAGTATTTGGTGGTACTGCAGCACCGATGATAAGAATACCAGTACAAGGAAGTGGTACAAGTAATAACTTTACAGTTGTTACAGAAGATACAAAACCACCATACAAGATAAATGGTTTATATATAGATTTTATACCTTCAGGTAGGAGATAAACAAATGGCAGGGTACATAAGACAGAGTTCGTTTTCAGATGGAGACACAATAACTGCTGCACTATTCAATAACGAATACAATCAAATTTTAAATGCTTT